ATGAAAAAACATTTGCTGACCGCGCTGCTGGTGTGCGCCACCCTTCCCGCCTTGGCTGCGCCCAAAGACACGGTGGTACGCCACTTTACCGCTTTTAGCAGCGACGGTGAAAACGGCTGGCGTGCAGTTATTCGCAATAATCGTATAGAATTGGAAACCATTAAGGGCAATGAATACCACCGCCGCATTCCCGTCAAACGGCTGGCGTATGCCAAAGGCGTGGAATTTACCGGCAAAACCCGTTTTGGCGAAGTAACCTTAAACATCAACAGCCAACGTTGCCGCGACCACAACGGGCGCATGAACGAATTTACCGCCAAACTGTATTATCGCGGCAAGGTGGTAAAAGGTTGTGCGGTACGCGGTGCTTACGGACACGCGCCCACCTGACGGCTTAAACGGTCCACACGGGCAAGGATTTCGGGAATGCCCCCGTTGCCCGACAAATCCCGCACCCATTGTTTGGCATCTTCCAATGCCATGCCCGCAGCGGTTACATATAAAGGGCGTTGGCTACGCCCACGGTACACACAATAGACCTTATATGATAGCCCTAAATTTAAGGGGCTGTAAAACAATCTGATTTTATCAAAGCCCCTATGTTTAACTAAATTTAGGGGCTTTAGTTATGTCTGTTCAAAAAGATTCTTTACCAAAACGGTTTGTAGTCGTTTTGCCAAATGTTGTACCCAATACCTTATTACTTGAATTCCGTTCCTTTGAAGCTCCCCATTTGGGGACAGTTGCACTTGTAGAAATCGATTGCCGACAAGATTGGCAAGAAACTCAAGAAGCAATGGAAGTGTTTATCAACACGGGCGTTTTGAATTTAAAGGGGCTGGTTTATGTCTGAAGTTTTAATTTTGAATCCTGTTGATGAAGATTTGAGCTTTGAACAAATTTTATTAGAAGAACAAATCATGGGGCGATATCGCGTATATGCAGATGGCACAGTACAAAATGCTGATGAAGAAAAGCCATTTTCGTTTATGAGTGATGATTTCGTGATTGTTCGCGCAATTGATGAAGAACACGCCTATGCGATTTGGCAAGATAAGAATAAGGGGGCTGCATAATGGGTTATGAAATCGTAAAAACCGAGAGCGGTAAATACACGCTCTACATAGACGGTTGTCATATCCACGATTACAGCCGCCGCCGTGATGCAGTTCGCCGTGTCCGCCAATTGCAGGAGCGTGGCGGAGCGGACGCACAAACAGACAGCCGCGCAGCGGCGGCAGTTTGTGCGGTCGCGCAGCCCGCCCCCGCTAGTAACACGGGGGGAACGGATTGCGCGGGTCAGGTCAGCCAATCTTACAGCCATACCGTTATGGTGCGTGGCAAGGTCAAACACATTCCTTTAAGACGGGGTGTCGGTACAGCAGCACATATTGACACTTTAACCTTAACCATGCGCGAAGACGTATTTGCTGAAGAAGTCCAAGTGCATACGGACGAAACTAAAGCCACACTTGCAAAAAGTATTTCGCAAACTTTGCATACCCTAATGGGCTTTGGCATTTACGAAGAACGCAACGGCATTAACGGCTATAAATATTCCTACCGTATGGGTACGGACAATGCCACTTACGGGATTGTCGCCTTTGGCGGCACCAATCAAAAAGGCAGTGTCATGATTTACTTTTACGGCGATGGTCTGACTGCCGCTAAAGACGGTTGGGAAACCCGTTTATATAACTGGCTGAGTGCATTTGCCCCGTATGCCACGATTACCCGCTGCGACCTTGCTCACGACTTTTTAGATGGCGGCTACACTCCCGACCAAGCCTATCAAGATTGGCTGGGTGGTGGTTATACCGCCAATAACCGCCGACCGCGAGCCCGTAAACATGGTTACGACTGGTTAGATGACCAACGCACAGGCAAAACCTTTTATGTCGGCACACCGCAAAGTTCACGACTTTTGCGTGTGTATGAAAAAGGCTGCGAACAGGGCGATTATACAAGTCCATGGGTACGGGTGGAATTGCAGCTCCGTAACCGCGAAATCATTATCCCCCATGAAATCCTGCTTTATCCAGGCGAGTACCTGACGGGTACATATCCTGCATTGGCAGCATTATTTGCCCGATATACCCATGCACCTAAAAAAGTTGAATATATAAAAAAGTCCGTTGAAATCGGGCTGGAGCATTGTGTCCGTTATGCCAGTATGCAGGCATCAGGTACGGTAAATGCCCTTGAAGCATACGGGCTGGCAGACCATGAAATCGTCAAACTGCTTAAAGGCGGTAAAAAAAAGCTCCCCAAACGGTTGAGGGCTGACCGTTACGATTGCAACCATGCCGATGTTATCTACCTGCATGAGCTGCTAGGCAAGCCCGATGTCGCAGTCAAAGACTATATGGACGGCTTATATCGCCAAGAGCAGGCGAGCAAACGCCAAGCATACTTTGACCGTTTGGAACAAGATGCCATGCAGCACCGCATGAGTGCAGATTATCAATCATTTGGACGAATGTTGTAGATTTATTAACCAACCTTAAGGAAACCTTCAATGAGAACGTTTTTGCGTAAAGTCAAATGCAATAAAGGCGTAACCGATAACGGCATCGAGTACGACTATACCCGCATTCAAATTGAAATCCCCGTTTATGACAAACAGGAAAAAGAGTTTGGCGTTGATGTGCTTGAATTGGAATACGGTCTTTATGAAGACTTTAAAAAACTGGAACACCTGCGCGGCAAATTGCCCGTTGCTGTTGATGTGGAATGGTATGCAGCCAAGAAAGGCAATGATGAAATCAATGTCGTCAGCCGTTTGGACGTGATACACGACAAACCCACACCCAAACTGCAACAACCGAATTGATGCAACTGTTTTGCGTTAAGGGCGGCGGCGCAAAAAGCCCCTTACCCAGCCGCCCATGAATAAGGATAGATTTCATGTATAAAATTCAATCATATTTTCCATTGTATTATCATGGCGATATGCCTGTTTATGAATACATGGAATTTGAAACCGCTGAAGAAGCAAAAGAGTTTTTAGATAATTTGGACGTACCGTTTGATTGGGACAGAAGGATTTTTACGCTTGATGATAATTTTCACACGGTTTATTTAGATGATGACTTACAAAAATACTACTACTTTCCCGAAGGCGATGTTTCTATTTATGGTGCTGAAAGTTATGAAGAAGCATGTGAGATGCTTGAAGATAATACATATTTAGACTTGGATAGTTTGACATCGTTAGGATTGGAACCTGTGGAAGATGTTTATGGTCCATTTTGTTATAAAGATTTTTGCTTTCTTGATGAAAGTTATGAATAAGCATGTGAGATGCTTGAAAATAATACATACTTAGACTTGGATATTTTGACATCGTTAGGATTGGAACCTGATGATGATGTGTTTTAACGCGAACGGCAGCCGCGTTAATGTTTTTTAAAAGCTGCCTTACATTATGGAGTGAATCATGAAAATCATGAATATTGCTAAAAAGTACGCCCCGCGTATGAACCAAGCCAAACTTGCTGTTGGTGGCGGCCTGATTATGTTGGCAGCCGCAGCACAAGCTGAAGTGCCGCAAGAAGTAACCCAAGCATTAGGCACTGCCAAAACAGATGCCTTACAAGTAGGCGGCATGGTGCTCGGCATCATTGTTGCCATCTTTGCCCTGATGATGATGCGCCGCGTATTGCGTTAATCAATAAGCGGGTATGCAGTGGTTCTGCTGTGTACCCGCCCACATAAAGGGCAACAAAATGGGATACCAAGTAGGAAATACCTGTTATGCGACAAAAGGCGCAGCCGAAAACGCCTATTTCAGTCAAGTTGCGCCTGTGATTCAGCAAAACGGCAGATTGCTGCAACTGCAATACAACGGCAATCCCAAACATATTGACGGCGGTTGGACATTAAACGGGCGGACGGTATCAGCTAGTTTGCCACAATGCAGCCCCGCCGAAAACTTTAAAGACGGCGCACAAATCGGCTTTATGTTTCTGCTCGCAGCCATCGGACTATGGACGGTGTTCAACATTAAAACCATATTGGACAAGTTCTCATGATGGACTTTTACTTTTATTTAGGCTTTGGCTTTTGGGTTATGGTCGCTCTATTCCTTTTGAAATTATGAAAAAACTCTTGCTTGCTGCGTTATTGACTACTGCTCCACTCTGCCACGCCGAAAATGTTGCCCAAATCACGGGCGGAAACTATATCTTTGCCGATGCCCAAAATCAGCGGCTGATTTTTAACTTTGAACCATCTGTATTTGAGAATCGCACATGGGGTTTTGACGAGCCGAGCGACAACGCAACCACACAATTTACGGTAGCAGATATGCCCCTTAAAACTCTGCATTCGTCAGAGTTTCATGCTTATGAGCGGGTAGCTGGCGGCGGTTATGCCATAGTTGCCACTTATAACCCGAAGCAACATCGGGCAATGTTGATGCGCCCTGTCTATCGTCCCAATGTTAATGATGGCGAACGTGTACGGGTATGGCTGCCAGCAGTGGGCTGGATTGTACGGGTAGGCGGTACGGTGGCGCGCAGCGTGTTACCACCTATTATCACTAATTGTTTGGCAAGTACAAAATGTAAAACTGTTGCAGCTGTGGTTATACCTCATTTATGCGCTATCAATTATTGGGGTATAGGGCATTTTAAGGAAGGATTTTTACAAGAAATTGGCTTTCCTGAAAGTTTTTGCAAGACTGCCGAAGAAGAAGGCTACAAACCCGAACAGATAACCAACCCCCAAACAGGCAAGCAGGGCAAAACGTATGTTAAAGAGTACCCTTATGTACTCAAAGGACATTGGGGTAAAACCAGACATAGCGATTGCGAACCCGGTCATGAAAAAGAGTGCGCCCCCGAATACCGTCAAATATTGATTGGTGCGAACAGTGCTGAACACGCCCGAAGCATTGCAAATGATATGTGTAAAAAATTGGTGGGTACATCATACACAGGCATTGACCCTAACAATCATGATAACTATGGATTAACGGGTAAAGTAAAAAGTGCAGAGCTGAAAAAAGACGGAGACCTTTTAGGCTGTTCAACATTAGCAACAGATGATAACGGCGAAGATTTTATCGGACCGAGTTTTATTGTCAGGGTTTTAAGGGAAAATTATAAAGAAAAAATCCAAATGGTTGATGTTGTGAATTTGGTATCAAAAGACTTTAAGAAAAACCCCACGCCCTACATGAACGACAAAGGTCAGGTAGGCAAAGACTTACGCAAAGCAATCAAACCAAAGGCAACCATTGAAAAGAAAGACGGTACTGGTGGAACAGTAACCGCATCAAGCCCGCCTTATCTTGACCCTAAAACAGGTAAATCCGTTCAAGACAATGTACGCATTACCGCAACACCCAGTAAAAAAGGCGACTTGCCGCCGCCATCATCAGGCGGAGCAGGAAACGGAGCGGGTGGCAGCCCATCATCAGGCACAGGCGGCAGCGGTAATACAGGCATCAATAACGGCGGCGGCAGCGGAAACAGCGTAAGTGTAACCACCACACCCCGCCCCGACAAACAGTCTGAAGCTGTAACAGCAGGAAATAACAACCCCAACGGAACCAATCCCAAAGGGAGCGGCAGCAACGGACAGGGTACGGAGCAAGGCGGCAGCAGTTCGGGAGACGGAGCAGCGGGCGGTGGTGGCAAAAAAGGAGATGGCGGCGGATTGGATTGTTCAGGCGAGCATCGTAACACCCTTGCTTGCGCCCAAATGGGCGAAGTTGATACAGAGCAGTCTTTTGAAGTGCCGACCACAACCATTGATAAGAAATTTGAAGCCGACAACTTTTTACCAACCGCAGGTTACTGTCCCAATCCCAAACACGTTGTTATGTTGGGCCGCACCTACACCATTAGTTACAACTGGCTGTGCCAATTCGCCCAACAAATCCGTATGCTGATTATCGGGCTTGCCTATCTGATGGCAGCTTATATTATTTTTGCGGGCAAAAAAGACTAAACGGTTTCAACCCATGTTTATTTATGTCAGTAGCGTAACGACCTATCCCCCATCGGGATGGAGGAGGCAGAGAGAGGGGCATTTGCCTGACAGGGGCTAAATGCCCCTGTCGGGCAAGCAACGTCCAGTGTAGCTGTGGCGTAGCCTTGTAATCCATCGGTCTGTTATCGGCGTCGCTTCGGGGCATGGTTGGATAGCAACGCAGTCAGCGCAAAGTAAAGGGGGAAGCTTTGTAAAGATTGCTTGCAATCTTTACGAATACCCCCTTTACTTTGTGATGACGGAGTTGCCCAATCCATAAGCCCCGAAGCAGAGCCGATAACAGACCGATGGATTACTACAGCGGAACGGGTTTTTACCGCAACTGAAAGAAAAGGATTCAACATGAATTTTTTAATCAAAGCCTTTCAATCCTTGCTGGTTTGGGGTGTGTCAAAATTAATGTTGGCATTTGGTGTGTCTTTTGTTGCCTACAAAGGTTTGGAATTGTCGCTTAAAGCCATTAAGGGTTATGTGCAAAGCACAGTTTCAGGCATACCTGCCGATGCCTACAATCTAATGCTGATGGCAGGATTCGGACAGGCATTGGGGATTATATTTGGCGCATATGCCTTTAATGTGGCTTTAACGGCAAGTAACAAACTGGCAACAGGCGTATTGAAAAAATAAGTTTTTTGATGATTTAAGGGGCAATCATGATTATTTTGCAAACGGGCGTACCGGGCAGCGGCAAAACTGCGAGTGTGGTCGCCATGTTAATGAATGACGAAAGTTACACACATTTTACAGATAAAGACGGCGTTAAGAAGAAACGCCCTTTATTCGTAAACGGTATTAACGAATTACTTTTAGAGCACACACAATTAGACGATGAACAAATCCGCGCACAACCTTTACAGGATTTTTTGCCCTATGGCTCGCTGGTTGTCATTGACGAAGTGCAGCGGTTAATGGGTGCACGTTCACCGGCAAGCAAAGTACCGCCTTATATTGAAGCTTTAGCCACACACCGCCATCATGGTTTGGATATTATCCTGATTACGCAACATCCAAGCTTTCTTGACCCCTTTGTCCGCAAATTGGTACAGCGGCACATACATATCAGCATCAAAGCCGTTGGCAGGAAATTATACGAATGGAACGAATGTGTAGACCAGCCTGACAGCCCCGTAAATATTGCAAGAGCGATTGAACGGCAGTTCAAGTTGCCAAAACAGGCTTTTGAACAATATAAATCAGCAGAAGTTCATACAAAGCCTAAACGCAGGCTTCCCAAAAGCCTAATATTTCTGATTTTTTTATTGCCAATTTTGACGGTTTACGGATATTACACATTTTCACGTTTAAAAGATAAATATACAGGTAATGAACAAACACCGACAGAGCAGGCAGCATCAGCAGTTGTTGCAAGTGATACCGTAACCGATGCAGGGGGATTAGTTGATACACCTGCTACCACCACAGGGCAATCATTAACCGCTGAAATGTTTGCCCCAACCATACCTGAAAAGCCCGAATCCAAACCATTATATGACGGTGTGCGGCAGGTAAGAACTTTTGAGCGTATTGCTGCTTGTGTGAAAGGCGGGCAAACAGGCTGCACCTGTTACAGCGACCAAGCGACCCCACTCATAGAGATTAGCAAATCTCAATGCTTGCAGTATGTCAAAAACGGCTTGCCGTTTGACCCTTACCGTGAACCGCCGCAGGAATTACCACCGCAACAGGTAACAGAGCCGCAAACAGAAGCAGTACAAACAGGGCAACAAGTGCTAACCTTATCATCGGGCGAGCCTAAAATGCCGAAGTCGCAAGACTACCCTAAACGCTTACAGGATATCCAATGAATTACAGCACAACGGAAATGGTTAGCCGCAAACTGGCAGCAGATGCAGGGTGGGCGGGTTTGTATCTGACCGCATACGCAGGATTGGCACTCTTGGCAGCTTATTTGCTGTTCAGTTATGTAGCAAGGAAAAAACCGAAATATGAAGCAATTAGCCTTATTGTAGCGGCGACTTTGCTAACCATGCTGGCGGTTTGCGTTAAGTATTTTGTAAGGGTATGATGCGGGCTTTTTGGGGTATACTTAATGGTTACTGATATTCCGCCTTTCATTTTATATTTATGGGGTAATTTGTTTCTCATTGTGGCACTTGTAATTTTTTCATTGCCCTATCGTGAAACAAAAGCTGCATTGCAAGCACGCTCTTTTGCTTTAGTAAATGCTTTAGTAATAGCAGCGTTAATGTTTTTTGCATGTATAGATTTTTAGATGAAGCCCTAGACTTAAAGCCATTTGTATCTACAGATGGCTTTGGGATTCGGGCTTTCTCGAAACCTGAATCAGGCTGCCCAGTTCGTACACAGCCCTGAATAGTCATATTGTGGGGGAGATTGAACGGGCAGCTTTATTGGTCTAAAAGATTGAATATCATCAGAGCCGCTTTGCAGGCTGTACTATAAGGAAAATCACCTTGAATATAATCGGTTTGGACATTTCAAAAGACCATGTGGACTGTTATTTAAGGAAGAAAGACGGCAGAGAAGATTATTGCCGAATCGGTAACGATATGGCGGGATTTTTGCTCTTGCATGAAAAAATCAAACAACACCGTATCCGAAAGTTGTTGGTGTGTATGGAAGCAACGGGCATTTATTATGAGCAGTCTGCCAAGTATTTCAGCCGTTATTATAACGTGTGTGTAGTGAATCCTTTGAAAATTAAAGAACATGCCAAAAAAACGTTTGCCCGCACCAAAACGGATAAGACCGACGCTAAACTTATTGCAGATTATGCTCGCCGTTATCATGACACGTTGCATGATTACCAGCCACCCAAATCAGAGCAGTACGAATTGGGTAAACTAAATGCACTGTTAAATCAGTTGAAAAAGCAGATTCAGCAACACCGCAATCAGTTACATTCAGCAAAGGACGATTATGTTGCGAATGTGCATAGTATGCTGATTCGGGAATTGGAGCGACATATGCGGCTGACGGTAGAGCGGATTGAACATGTGATTTGTTGCTCTGATTGGCATTGTCAGTACCGCAATTTGATGACGATTCCCGGCATTGGCAAGGAAACTGCCGCAGTGCTAATTCAGCATTTGAGCAGTCGGAATTTTGCAACAGCCAATCAATTTGTGGCTTTCGCAGGTTTAAATCCGCAGATTGTCCGCTCAGGAACGAGTGTCTGCAAACCTGATAAATTAAGCAGGTTGGGACACAGGCATTTGAAACGTGCTTTGTTTATGCCCGCATTGGCTGCTGCTCGTAACGAATGCTTTAAAGGGTTTATTAAGCGTTTATTGGATAAAGGCAAAAAGAAAATGGTGGCACTGGTCGCGTTGATGCGAAAACTGGCAAAGATTGCTTACGGCATTTATAAGAACGGTAAACCATTCGATTGTAAGCTTTATCAAGCACCAGTCTGATTTTTAACATGAAAAACAAGTGCATTATTTGCACATACTTGTTAAATTACGCTTGACAGCCAACATATCATCTCCCCCATATTGCGAAACGGTTTTTTGGCAATGCCGATAACGGGATAACGCTGATTTAAGCTGTGGTACAAATGTGCGCCCAAGCCTTCTGCGCCTGCATCGTCCAAATACACAAAACCGTCAATCGCAATCTGCTCAAACGGCAGATGAACCTGCGCCAGCACTGCCAGCAAACAAGGCAGTTCGCGCAGATAAAATTTCCCTGCCTGATAGGGCGCAACATTTTCTATATCGGCATGATAATGTGCCAACTCTTTTCCCTGACCATCAAACAAGACAGCGGCGGCGCGGGCATGGTCCAGCGGTTCGCCCTCGCGGTAAAAAACATCTAATGCCAAGGTTCTCATTTTTTGTAAACCCAT